CTCTAACGGTTTCTCATAATCCCCGAAAGGAGTATGTTTCATTGCCAGGGTTTTGAGTCCATGTGTACCAGGGTTTTCATCAAACATATAATGCATAAGCATTGTATCTTCGAAGTTTGGAAACTCGAAATTAAAATGGTAAATAAACCATTGTAAATCGAACTTCGCATTGTGAAATACTACATTCTTCTTGTTGAAGAGTTCCTGCATTTTTGCTTCGACTTCTTCATCAATTACGTCGCAATCACAATATATACCGTGATCAGGCTCATAAGACATAGAAAATCCAAGCATATAACCGTCCCTACAATATAAGGCACTAGTCTCTGAGTCGAGTGCGATGTACGGTAGCGGGTGGTCGATTGCCTTCTGTAAAAAGGCCATAGCCGTTTCTTTATCTTGTATGCCATAACATTTATCCTCTGATAGTTTTTCTATCTTTAGTTCTCCACTAACATAGCCAGAGATACTTTCAATAGCATCTTCAAAGGCTTTCTTAGCTTCAGGTTTAAACTTAATAATAGCAGGATTCATGAGAGCTAAAAACTTCTCATCAATAATCTTGCCGTTGTACTCTGTTACAGATGTTTTTCTAGTGTATTGTTTAAATGCTTCAGCACCTACTAAGATTACCCATTCGTAATCATCAGGATTCAACTCTAGGTCTACATCTTTCTTTAGAACTTTCTTGACAGAACTATCAGAACATAATGCAAAACGGTCAAATTCAAACTCGAAATATTTATCGAAGTTTGTACTTGTAGGCTTTGTTTCTATAAGTGCTATTTGAGCCATTCTAATAATTCTCCATAAGTTAATGTTTTAAATAAGTGAGAATCTAAGTGATGTTTAAAAGTCTGTTTGTTTAAATGAAACTGACCTTCACCTGTATTCCCTCTGTGTTGTTTGTTAGAGTATTTCATATCAGTACCAATATCTCTAGCTAAACACCTAAAGATTAACACCATATCTTTGAAAAATACTCCATAAAAAAGAACATCAAATTCTTCTTTTTTGACTTGTTGGATATTACAATCCCAGTCGTAATCTCTCCACTCATGATACATTATATCACGGTTGGCTTCGCATTGTAAAGCTTTGAACAGATTACTGTCCGTTATCTTTAGTTCTGCTTTCTTTTGTACTCTCGAAAATTTACACTCTATTCGACTACCATCAAATTTATCAAATAAATCGAATGATAACTGATCGCTGTTATCTGCTTTTATAATCTTCTTAATCATAATCTCGGCAACTGTGCCAAATCTACGAGTATGCAATCCGAAGATTGCTTGTTGAAGTTGAGTGCTATCCATATAATCGAGTCTTTACCTTTTTAATTTGGTCAGGAGTTAACCCACCTGGGTCTTGTCCATCACGTAATGTTACTTTTTGTACTGACAGTTCCATTTTCTCTGCCAATGTTTTAATTTGTTCTGTTGCTTTCTGACCTGCTTCGTCGCCATCAAACATAATATCTATTCCCTGTACTCCTTGTAATTTGAGTAGAGATAGCTTGAACCAGTCCATTTGTTGTGTTCCGAAACAGCAAACTGTGTTAGTCAAGCCATTGTCCCAAAGATTGAGACAATCAAAAATTCCTTCAACCAATATCACTCTGTTTTGTATTGGTTTTACTTTAGCTGGTGTGAATGGCATCTTTACCCCGCTTGGGTAAATGTAATACTTCTCTGCTCCTGTGCCTCCAACTATAAGTCTCCCTAAGAGTGCAATGTTTTTACCAGTTACGTCGCGAATGGGGAAGATGATCCGCCCTTCAAACTTTGGAACATTCCAAGTGAAGGCTTGCCATATCTTGAGAGTTTTCTCAGAGATATTACGATACGGACCACCTTTCCATTCGATACGGTCTTCTGGGAGTTGAATACCTACGGTCTGCGATCTGGTTTTTGCAATCTTTTCTTTAATTCTGTGTAGTTTTACTTCTAGTGGACTCTCTGGTGCACCGAAGTGTGTAAATAAGTTACCTTTGAACCCACATGAGAAACAGTGCATCATGCCTGTTACTTTGTCTACTCTAAGACTTGGGTTTGTGTCATCATGCTCAGGATTTAGGCATGATATAATAGCGTCCTGTCCTTTGACAGTAAATGGTATTTGCTTTTCGTTTAATAAATCTATTGCTATCATTTTATATATCTATATTATACAGGAATTTTAACCTTGTGTCAAGTATTATTTTTTTCTTCCATTGATTTAATTCTTTCAATTCCAAGTGTAGATTTATGTTTCCAATCTAGTTCGTCTCCTAACTTTTCAAAATCTGTCATTGGAGTGCCACTTGGGTCTATCTCATCTTCGTAATATCTGGACTTCCATACTAATTCCAGCATTTGAAAATAAACTGCGACCGCTTTATCTCTAAAGTTTTTCTCACCCCATAAATACCATAGCAACCAATACTCTTGGTCTATGCGACAAACTCTTACTTCCTGTTCTAGAATCATATCCATTCGGTCAGTTCTAGTTTCTGTTGCCATTTCTGCAACTGCTCTCAATCTTTGACTGCCAGCAATTGGGTACCAATTTGGCATAACTAAGAAAGGTGCTTTAATACCGTGTGCAAAAACAGACTTATAAAGAGGTTTATTTAATGGAACTGCTTTAATATTTTCTTTTACTTTAGGTTGCTTCAATAGCCACCCTAATTTTTTAACATACCAAGTATGTGGCGGTAATGGTATCAGCTCGGCCGTTGCTCTACTGATTCTATCGTTTGCCATTATATTTCTACTTCCGCAAGGTATTGTTTTATTACTTGTATTTCTTCTTCATACATAAACCAATTAGAGGAAGAATTAGTACTCTCTTGCATTTTCTCCAACAAGATAAGCCTAGCTAGTTTACTTGCAACTGACTCTTCTGGGTAATACCCCAGCTTTTCTTTACTTCTATGCTTCTCTTGTCTTTGATAGTCTTTTTTAGACTTATGCGCACCAGCACCGCTCATATTCCTACTTGCTTTGGCTACTGGATTTACTTTTTTAATTTTCATATTTACTCCAATCAATATCGTCAGGGTCTGGCATCATATCCCAGTCCTCTACGAATTTCAATAAGATACGACCTTCGTGTATCTTTACTTTAAAAGTCTTACCCTCGTACATACTCATACTTTCTAGGGTAAGTTCTTTATCAAACAGTATATCACCATTTGCTAACTTATCCCAAGTATAGTCTACAAAAGTTACCTTATTTGGTTTGTCCACCGACACTTCTCCTCTTTATGTCATTGTGATTAAATTCTGCCCAATACAATTCAAAAGCTACTCCACTCTCGAGTCCTACAAATTGATGCATTACTCCTGGCTTAACTTGTGTAAAGTCGCCTGGGCCTAATATTGTTTCATCTACTAGGTCGTAGTCGTTTTGCCAGACTCTTATCATCATCTTGCCACTTTCTACAAAAAACCCATTCCATTTAAACTCGTGTAGATGTTCCGAGCACTCCATACCTTTTCTATATTCTACTCTATGGAATTCTAAAACTCCATTAGCATGGACTAACTCTGTGTTACCCCAAATTTTACCTGCTTTCATAATCTTCTCCTGGTCTTGGGTAAGGTAGAGGAAGATTCGGTAAATCTACTGTCGCTCCCCTTAATTTTTGTTCTCTTGCTATTCGTTTGGTATTAGCTACATTTAAATCTATTAAACCTTTTTCTGTTAATAAATTTATCAATGCTTGTACATCTCCAACTTCTTCAGATAAACACTTTATTTCGTGATCGCCTCCGTTATGTCGATATACTTTAGAACAGGCTTGAATAAACTCTCCAGCCTCTTCCATAGCTATAATGAGTAAGTGTGTATTGTAATCCACTATATTCTCCTAAAATGTAACTTATCCCACTTACTGTAAGAAAAGTTGTGAAAATGATGCAGGAAAGCCTGATATATTCCTGCTATGTTTTCAAAATCATACTCAGCAGTTGGCTTTCCAATGTTATAAAAGTGTGTACCATTTACTCTACAGCTAAATCCCTGTGTTTTTTGTAACTCTGCCCACTTTTCTTTTCTTTCGTCTGTATCATGCGCACGATTACCTAAATAAGTATCAGAAGTTAGTGCTTCATGATACTGGTCTTCGCCTCCTACATTACTTCTATGTAGTGTCTGCCATGTTACAAGTCTATTACCATTTTTGTCTCGAACCAATGGTTGAATATTATTAAAAATACCACTATATTCCTTTCTACTACGGCAGTTGTCATCTCTGACCCAACCCACCATGCGTACTTCTGGTAGTAACATTTTTAATATTATCCTATTTTGTCCTGGGTGTATGGTAAACTCCCCTTTCTCTTTGTCTGCCCATATTATTACTGGGTCTTGAAACCCCATTTGACCATTTTTGTGTCGTTCTAGAACTGAATCACAGAACACATATGCGCGTAAGTAAATTCTGTTGCGATTATGTCTAAGCCATGCTTCGGCGCCGCGTGGTGCCAACCAATCTGGGCGAAAATGCTCATAAAATCGCGAATCTATATCGCAAGCAAATAAAGCAAATTCATATGGTTTGAAGCCTCCACTATAAATCATTGTAATCCTCGCCTGTATTCATTTGTTCTTTTAAATCGGCTCTTTCATCAGGATCCATTGCAGACTGTGGTCCAATCTTTAGTGTTTCCCAATCAATTTCTGATATAAATGATTTCATCTCACCGCTACGCATCTTATTACACTTGAACTTGATTGCATTTTCTTCTTTACCCCAATGTTCTAGTGTATAAGAGGCATCTACAGCGTCTTCGATACCTTTTGAGAACCTTACTTCTCCTTTCGGGTTAGTCTGGAAGGCAGATATAACTAAAACCTCTTGGTCTTGGGCTAATGCCTTCAAACCTTTAGATATTTCAATCTGTTCTGTCCATTCATACTGACCTGAGCGACTAGGAGCATTGTGACGACGTACTTGGTTCAGATAATCTACGATTACCATACCCAAATCAGGATATTCTATCTTCTTCTGCCTAACTGTACTAATAATTTTAGCAAGTGTAAGCGAAGGGTCATAGAATACATCTAACTGAGCCTCCTTCTTTAGTTCACACTTACGAGAAAGTTGATAATGGAATTTATCGAAATCTTCGGCTACATTGTAGTCTGCTAAGATTTCATTTCCACCCTCAAAACGATTCGCCCACCAGTCGCCAATACGATTCCACTCTTTTTCATAGAGGTTTCGTTTAATTAAGCGTCCTAATGGAATTCCTGTTGACATAGCAGCCATTCTTTGCAGAATTGGTCGCTGATCCATCTCGATAGTGAAGTAAAGCACGGAACGTCCCATTTGCTGGGCATTGACAGCCATATTACAGCAAGTAAATGACTTTCCGTGACCTCGTTGCGCCCCCACAATGACCAAGTCTTTGGGAGAGAAATTATAGCTTATATCATAGTCTTGATTAAGACCAAGAGGTAGATACTTAGCTAAATCTTCTTCAGAATCGAATAATTCTACTGAGTCCATTGTATCGGAATCATCAGCAGTATTTACTCTATCCTGAACTTGTACGACCATCTCTTGCAGATAGTCGATATTCTCCTTTGCATCAGCAACGGAGATTGTTTCATCAATATAGTGTTCTATTTTTTGTAATATCTCATTCTGAGTGAATGAGTCTTTGAGATACTCTAACAGTTCATAAGCTGGTACATCTGTTTCTACAGATTCTATCGCAAAAATTTTCTCTTGAAGTTCTCTAGACCTAATCTCGTATTTAAGGTCTTCAAACGTGGGTAAAGCATGAAACTTGTGAACGTGTTTGTCCACTACCTTCCATATCTTTTGATACTCGCCTTCAGGTAAATAATGTTGCTGCAGGCGACCCCAAGTGTCGAAATCTCCTTGCGATAAAAGTTGTTTGATAAGTGCGCTTTCTACTGTCATCGTCTCTCCCAAGAAAAAGTAGGGGCGTTTCCACCCCTACCATCTTGACAAATAGAAAGTTCTTATTGAACTCTTTCTTTTCTAGCTGAACCGTCGTAGTCAGCACAAACTAAACCACGTCTTGTAAGCATGGTTTTAACACCTCTTACAGTTTTTCCGATTTCATCAGCGATAGACTCTACAGTCATGTCGTCAATGTCTAAGTCAGCTAGAGGATCAGCTTTGCCTGAACCTTTAGTTTCTTTTTGCTTAGGGATAGCGTTAATTTCGCCAGCTCTTAGCAATGAAAGAGCTTTACCTCTGATAGAGTTTACACTCTTACCTAGAGATTCTGCAATTTCTTCTATGAACGCACCGTCGTTAACCATTCCAACGAAAGTTCCTTCTTCAGCTTCGCTGTAAGTTTTTACAGACTCAACTTTAGGAGCAGGTTTAACGTGCTCTGTTAGTTGCATAGATAGGATTTTTCCTTGGATTGATTTAGCAGAAAAGTTTCCGCCTTCAAAGTTAGATGCGATCTCAGCGTATGTGTACTGACCTGAGTTGTCAGTTACAAAAGCTGATAAAGTAGCTTCTTGAGCGTCACTAAAAGATTTAGTGTTGCTAGATGAAGCAAGTTCTACATCGTAGCCCATTTTTCTTAGCTTTGAACTTACACTTCTTACAGAAG